ATGGGCTTTACCGATAGTCTTAAAAATAACATAGCCGAACCGTTCCAAGATATTCAAGATATAACTTTTTTGAAGAGATATTTCCGTTATCATGATGAGTTGGGTAAGATAGTCTGTCCTCTAGAGCTTAGAACATTACAAAGTGGAATTAGTTACTTTGACTATAACAAGGAGATGGACGTAGTGATGAAAGCTAAAATAGATACTTACCAACGAGAGATCTATTTGTGGCCAGATCGGAAAGCTCTATTAGAAGATTTTCTATCTCGTTTACGAGAGAGGGGAGTCGAGATAGCAGTGTTGACAAATTCTTACCTGAAAAATCTATATACAGACCCGGATATAGATGTCTTAGAACTTAGTTGGGGCGGGTCACAATATATATAATTTAAACAAGTATATACACGTTCTTAGAATTCCTATTTTGTATTAATTTTTAAAGGAAGCGATGGAGAGTTTATTTTATAACAAAATTTTAATAGTAGTATAGTACGTGTTGATGGAGCGTGCTAATTTCTTAAACAAACAATTCATCCCAAAAAATGTAAATATGTATAAATCAAATTTAGTTAGAGACATGCAGACAATTGCAGTCCCTATAGATGAGAATGGAGTCGTTAAAACTGTAGATGATACAGCTAGTAATTTCTTCTCATCAGTGCGTACGCGTGCCGCTATCGAGCCGCCCGTGCGTTATAATAAGACACCTCACATGGAATGTGTCCCTCAAAAATTGGAAATGGATTACAATGTAATTTTGAATAAACCATTTTTTATAAAAAACTTAACTTGGAACTCCACTGCTGTGAAGGGAACTAGTTTGGCTCGAATTTTTATTCCTCAGGATATTTTAACCAACCCTTTAGTTGAGATTCCTTTTAAGGCCTCAGTGTATTTTAGAGCTAAAATTAGCGTAGTGTTCCAGGTTGCTGGAACCCCAATGCACAGCGGTTTACTTATTGCAGCGGCTCAACCTCTTGGGTCCGCAGAAATGTGGCAACATTCCATTTCAGAAAATCAGTTGATGGCGGGGCCCCACGTGTTTTTAAGCGCGAATGAAGCTACTCCGGCAGTTCTAGAAGTTCCATTTTATGTAAATTCTAAGTTAGCTGTAACGGGAGAAAATGGTACTATGGTCGTACCTACGTCGATTGACGGAAATTTTGCAGAAGTTGAGGTTTATGTTTTCAACACGTTGGGAGTTCCAACCTCAGGTTCCACATCGTTATCCATTTCAGTGCATTTTATGTTCCAAGATCTAGAATTTTATGTGCCGCATGTGGATCCTCTTTGGGTTCCACAAGGAGCTTATGAGTGTGAAAGTTTTGTCGAAAATGCTAAAGGTTTTGTCACAAATGTATTTGATCGAATAACGTCTGGCGTTAAAACTACAGTTAGTGACGCGTATGACCTTATAAGTTCAACTAA